GCCCAGCCCCAACAGGCCGTAACTCAACACACCTCAACCGCCTAGCCCCAACACGCCGTAACTCAACCGACCCGGACGGACCTTGCCTAAACTTAACCGACTTACCTGACCGCAACTAACCGCACCTTAATTTACCGGACCAAACCGCACCACAACCGACATACCCAAACACAACAGACCATAACTTGATTAACCCAAACTTGACCGCCTTACTTTAACACGACTTAACTTAAGTTATCAGAACGGAACATGCCTAAACTTAACCGCCTTGCAAAACCTCAACACGCCGTAACTAAACAAGCCTTGACTAAACGTACCATAACCGACTTACCAAACCCAAAAATACCACAACCAAACAGACCTAGACGGAACCGCCAAACCTCACCTCAACTTACCCTAACCGCCTCACCGTTCCATACCGAACCTTAGCCCAACTTACCGCAACACAACTTACCCCAACATAACCGCCCCGCCATGCCCGAACACAACTTACACCGACTTACCACAACCGCCCCGCCCTGCCACACCCAAGCGAAACTGAACTCATCTCAACATAACCGCCTTAACCGTGGATCAGGGCGGAAATATCCGCCCCAATACCTAATCACAAAAAAAACACTACGCAGCACGGCGTATACGCTCTTCCTGTATAAACTGCATCAAATCACGAGTCTCATCATCAGCACACTCAGGATTATCAATCGCTAACTCCTGAACAGACCTGCCCTCACGAGTAATATCATCCCAAATCTCCTGCTGATCAGACAACATAGAACCATCATGATCAACACCAGCTACAGAAAATGTCCCGTAACTACCTCGACCCTTCTCCTGACGATAATCACCAATGCCAACAATCGTACCAGCATTCGACAATAAAGACAAAATAGACATCTGACTCAAAGTCGGAGTCACAAACCTAATCTCAATCTCCGCACACCAATTAGGCAAATAACCACGAGTACGAACGTCAGGCGTCCGATTCATGTCAGCACTCCTAACAATGTCCATCTTTAAATAAGGCTTGCCCCATATCTGAACCTTGCTCTCAGGCAAAAATATCAAACGCTGTACACTCGTCTTCGTAATCCCAGCAGTCTCCAATGCCGCCGTAGACATAGCTCCCTTAACACCACCCGCAGGAAAATAAAGCGCAGTGTCACCGTCACTCTTAATATACATACTCTCCCTATACTCACGCTCAGGATTGTGCTTTATCTCCTTGCGCTCCGCAGCAGTCTTACGTGCAGAACCAACCAATAAATCACGCTTCGCCTTCGATCCCATGCTGTTAAAATACATCGGCGTCTGACCAAGCATACGCAACTTAACACGACCCTGCTTTAACGCATGAATCACAATGTCACTAGATGCACTCTTCTTAATAGCCATTATTTCTTCCTTCCTGTTAAAAATTCTGTCCATAAATCGTGTATATGCCTATGTGTGGGATTATGTCAAGCGTTTAGCATATTATTATTTTTTTTATAAAAAAATTTTCTGAGGGAACCGTGCGCGGGGAACTTAGTGTAAGCTGCGCTTACCCGACTTTTCTATGCAGGGGTGGTGCCGCTTGCACCAGACCCGACCCGATAAAACCGTTTAAAATCAATAGGGTACCTGTAAAGCCAAACAATTGTTTGGGTTTGGCATCGCGCATGAAAAAACCCGCGACTAGCGCGGGTGTTTCCGATTGGCGTATGTCGCGCGGTTTATGTGATGCCAGAAAATCGCGTTGCGCGACTAGGCGCGGCAATCTGTGGGCGGTTCGATATGACATGCAGCGTGCGATCATGTAGCAGACCGCGTGCCATTGCTTCAGCTTTGCTGGGCGTATTTCTGCGCAGTTTTGGCTTGCCATTGGAAAGCATAGCTCGACGTTGGGCGCGGTTTAGTTTGGTATCTTGCATTTGGTTTACCTCTCAATATTGGCGATATTGCCAGTAATAGACCCGCGCTGTGCGGGTCTACATCTGGCGATACTTAGCGGCGCGCTATGGTGTCGATACGGTCAAACCAATAATCGTAATCGTCGTCTGTGGTGCGCGCCCAAATGCTGGGATTAGACAAGTCTTGCACAACGTCTGTGCGCGCTGTCACCTCGTCCCATGTCTCTAGGATTTGATAGCGTGTGTAGTCGGTGCCGTCGCCATAGCTATGACCTTGTGCTTGCTGTGTGTGTGTCACAAGCGCGCTGTCACCAATGCGGTTGCGAATTTCGGAAACCATGCGGCGTACACTTGTTTCTGCCACGCCTGTAGCCAAAATGATTTCATGCGTTGTTGCGCCGCGATCTGTGCGCAGCATGTCATAGACATTGCGAATGCGGCGCGCTTGTGCGGCAAAAGCGCTTGCGCCTGTGCGCGGTGTGGTGTGGGTTACTGTGGTCATCTGTGGGCGTGGGTGGCGTGTCTCAATGCTGTGCTGTGCGATGCCCAAAAGCAATTGCACCCATTTTTGAATTTTGATTGTTTCGGTGGTGCCGCCTGCCTGCCGAAATTCAATGGTCTGCTTGCCTTGTTCAAAATTCTGCAAATTGATGTTGATGAATTTGCCGTGCAATTCGGTCATGGCGCGCACAATTTCGCTTGTATCGGTTGCGCGCTTTACTCTGCGCGCCATGCCACTGGTGATTTGATGACCCATAAACTGACTGAAATGCGGGTGTCCCTCTGTACGTGATTTTTGGTGTAGAGAATTGATAATATCTTGCTGGTCATACATGCGGATAATAATGTCGCGCAATTGCTCTGTGGTAATTGGGTCTTCAGTTCTATTCTCAAGGCTAATCATTCTGCCAGTGCGCTGTGTGTAAGCAATGCTTTCGCGACAAAACATTTCGCGTTCACGCTCTGTTTTGACGTTAAGCAAGCGGCGCGTTGACATATGAACGTGGCAACCGCAACCGCCACGCGATGATGAACGCTCTGGAATAGTCGCGCCGCCACGTACTGAGCTATTGAACATTTCCTCAACTGCCGCCCACGCAAAGGCGCAATCAACTAAAATGGGCGAATTGGTTTCACTGTTTACAACACCGCAATCAGAACATGTTGTGAAGCCTTCAACACCATCCCTCTGATATTGGCTTTCTTGTGAAGACGGTGTGATATTGCCTGAAAACTCAGGCTCAAAACCGAATGGCAAGGCGTTCTCTGTGTGGATTTGTACTGGCATTTTTTACTCTCCTATAAGGCGAACGGGTTATTCCGTGTCGCTCTTTATATATATAGCCCTATTTTCAACCTGCCTGTCAACACCATTATCACGAAATGTTTCAACCTGTAACATCAAGTGATAAAACTTACCATTGGTCAATTTCCAAACCGTTGGTCAGTTTTCAAAACATTCAGTCAATTTCCAAACCGTTGGAAAGCCGAACAATTGTTCGGGTTTGTATGTGCGTGGTGGTGTTGCGGATACAAAAAGGGCCGAGGTATATAATACCCCGACCCCGACCCCGATTGATCCCGACCCGATCCCGAAGGCCCGACCCCGAAGAGTCAGGCCCGATTGTTAAACCCGATCAATGCGAGCTAGACTAGCTTCAATCTCTTGTATCCCGACAAGTTCTGACTCACTGATTGAGTAGGGGCTATGCTGCACCACATGGTCAACACGCCTAGACATTTCATCACCCAGCCAATCAATAGCCTCATACTCTTCATTGAACGTCTTAACCGTTGGGTTAGGGTCAAGACTATCTACTGCATATGTTACTTTCCACATATTATGCCTTCCTTATGCTGTTGAGTGTGCAGGATCGGTAATGAGTTCCCAAGGTCACGGTTACATCAATATCTTTGTCGATATAGTTCGCTACCTCATAACCTAACATGCTGTTCTTAGGTGTACGAAACGTCCATCCTAGATCCTTGTTCGGGCTATCCATGATTGCCAGTATATATTGAGGATTACCAGCATAGGAATTTTCTAGCCGTTCGATAAGTTTAATTCGTCCAGTATGTTCTGTAATGTTCTTCATTATTCTGTCTCCCGCTTGTAAAAGAAGTCACCCGTTGTCCATACGCACAAGCTGTCATGCTTGCGCGTTCTGATTTGCGCGTAATACTCAGCGCAACCGTTCGGCACATTGTCTGCATATTCTAGCTCAAGTTCGCCGCAATATAGCTTGTCAATCTCTTTTGAAACCAACGCTTCAATGTCTAGCTTTTCGTATGGCCCTAGACGGCGATTGCAAAGTAACTCGCCGCTTTGGTTGTGTTCAATTGTTAAAAACATAGCATATCCTCCGTTTGCTAACACCTATATAACATGAGTCAACTACCAGGTCAACAAGTATTTTAAATAAACATACCCGGTACAATCTAACCGGGCCGGGCGACTCCGGGCGATCCGGGTAAGTAAACACGAACAATTGTTCGGGTTCTCTTCCGGGCAAAAAAATACCCGGTGAATTAACACCGGGTAAAAGTTTATGCGACTTCTGTTTTCCCCGCTTCGTTTGCCGCAACCCGAAGGCAATAATCATCAAGCCCGAAGTCCCGATACCCTTCTTCGATCATGTCGAAGTAGTGCTGACTTGGAGGCCCGACGTAGTTTTTGTTGTTCATTTCATACACTAACCAGCCGCCGTTAATCTTCCGACGATTGTAAAGCGTTGGATACCCTTCCAATATATCCAGTGCTTCTAGGCAACTAGGCGTGATGGCCCATAGCGCAACGGGGCATATGCTGTCCCGATCCCGAACAATATCAGCAACGCCCCGAAAGACTAGCCGAGTGTCGGGCAGGTAGAAGCCGCCCATCGGTTTCGCTGACGGGCAACGTGCCTCCATTGCCCGACGATTCGTATTCATGCCATAAGCCATATAGAGCATCATGTTTACACCGACACCCGAAGTTCATCTAGTTCCGCCAATGACATAATTTCATATTCACCCACGCTACGGATTTTCTTTCCGTTGTGGAAAAGCCATTGCATAGTGTGTTTTTGGCCTATGCTGAAATCTGAATAACCGAATACATTAAGCATACCGTTGATACGTTCCCGCGTTGTTACTGTAGGCCAACCAGCCAAAGTAAACTGCACAAGTCCATGATCGTAAGTATCCTGTTGGCGGTGCGCTATCTTGTTACCGTGCAGCCAAACAGTGTTGCCGTCCGTATTAGTCCGCTGCGCCGAAGCCTTCTCACCTTTTAAGAAAGCGGACATGATTTTCTGCGTTTCTTGTCTCATGTGTCTGTCCTTTCATTTACTAGACAAACAACACTTATCCCACATTATCCCACATGTCAACAATTAAAATAATAAAGTTGAAATAAAAAACCCCCGCCGTTGCAGTGCGAAACCTAGCCGAGCGGGGGTAGTTGAGTAAAGAGGAGTAATGCAGCGCCAAGATGCCTGACCCCGACCTGTTTGTCAAACGCGAACAATTGTTCGGGTTGTGGTGGAGGGGGTCAAGGTCTGTCAACGGTTGACCCCCGGCGCTACCCGGAACCCGGAGTGTACCCGGCATGTTTCCCGGAACCCCGATCCCGAACAATTGTGCGGGTTCCCCGACCCGGCCCGATCCCGGCCCGATTGCAGGCAACCGGGGGTAAAAGAGTTAACATAATACTTGTTCGTGAGAGGGGGGCTACAGAACCCGAACAAGTCTTCGGGTATCCCCGACCCCCGAAAGGCCCGACTTGGCCCTGTAAGGGCGCTCTGACGGCCCCGACGGTGGGTCTGCGGCCCTACCCGCCAAGCCCAGACCCGCTCAGTGCGGCTTTTCGCTAATTTCTGTTAAGTGTTCGGGTTCTACTGGTTCAGGTGTTACATCGATCATTCGGCTTTTAGCCCGATCCATGATGACTTGCAGTTTTTTAGTGATTTCGTCTTTATCCATGCTGTCTATTTTTTCGTGCGTTACGTGGCTGCGGTTGACCATGAGGCCGGTTACTTTGAGTCGCAGTTCTTCTGCTTTGATTGCTGCGCTATAGTTACCTGCGGCCCATGCTTCATCGCGGAGCATTTGCATATCCCGAACAGATTTGGTTATGTTGACTCCATACTTTGATTCTAGTTCGACGCGCATTTCTTCTAGGCGTTCCCGAACGTGTGGTGTGTTGAGTAGCTGCACGGCTTGCACATTTGGATGATTGTATCCTGCTGCTCTGGCTGCTGCTGTTTGTGTCATGTCTTTGTGCAGGAAGTTATTTAAGAATGTTTGTTGCTGCGGTTTAAGTGAAGGCCCGTTTGGATTTTTTTCCCCGACTTTTGGCATGCTGCGAATCCCTGCTGTAGTGTCCCCGACCAATAGCACATTATCCCACAAGCACGCAAGTCCTTATCACGGTATTGACTGCATTAGATTAACATCAAGGGGGGGTAGTATATATACCCCCCTGTAAAGGGGGTACCGTGCTTACCGTAAAATAACCCATTGATTTTATTCAACAATCTACGGTAAAACGGGTTTTTACCGTGCTTACCGTAAATCGTTAACTCGTTGATATTGTTTAACATTCTACGTTACGTTAAGCACGGTAAAATTTAACGTGGATTTTTTTACCGTAAATTATCCAATGAAATCAATGGGGCGGTTTTTCGTGAAAATGGCTATTATTTTATTTACATTTGCTATTGACACTAGGACTTTCTGGGATTAGATATGGTGTTATCTTTTATAGCAAAAGGAAAATGACAAATGAAACTACAAGAGATATTTGACGCAGCCTCGGTTCATTTGATGGGCATGGAAGGTCCATCTTTGGACATGGACGGTGACGCTTGTGTGTACCGTGGGTATGACGATGATTGCGAGTTCAACGGTCAGAAGTGCGCGGTTGGCTTGTTCATTGATGACGAGCATTACAGCTCTGATTTAGAGGGTCAAGGTATAAGCGGTGGACAGGCTGTTGCTGACGCTGTTGCGGCGTCATGGGGTCAAGATGACTTAACTGTCGAACAGATAAGTTTGTTGGCTGATTTACAGAACGCGCATGATTATACGTCTAGGGGCAGTTCATTAATCCCTGACCATACTTGGTCTAAGAACATTGTTGCCGCTTTAGACGGTGTAGCCACCAAGTTTCACCTACGCTTTGATCCGAAGGGGGCCAGCGCATGAGGTATGATTTGAAGGACATGGCGTGGTCGGTAGTTGTACTGCTGACCATTGCTGCAATCACGTTCGTCATTTTGGCGATGTAACTAGCAGAAAGGATGCTAACGATGGAGTACAAGATTAATTCTGGGGTTCCGATCCCTGACGTTGTTTCGGGTAAGAAGAGGGGCAGGGGCAAGTGGCAAGTTTTGCTTTCGTCTATGTCTGAGGGCGATTGCGTTGATGTGCCTCTCAGGTCGTATAACAGCATTTACGTTGCTGCGTCCCGATTGGGCATTACTTTAATGAGCAGACGCGAGGCTGATGGTTTAGCTGATGAATTTGTTCGCATTTGGCGTGTGTCAGATGGATGATACTGTTCACATTCCTTACATTGTTGATCGTTTGGACGAGATTATTGATCTTTATGAAGCTGAGGATGATTCGTTAAGCGCGGTTGAGGAATTGCGCCGTGAGTTGATTTTCAACATGGGTGTTAATTCGTTGGCCCGACATAAGGATCAGGACAAGAAGATATTGGATGGGTCGTATTTCCCGCCTGTCATTAAGCTGCGGGGTGTTCCAGATGATGATTGATTGCCCTGAGTGTTCACATTCTGACCGTAAGGGTGAGGTAGAACACGAACAATTTAAGATGACTTCATACGGTGTTTACGAGCCGTTTGGGGTTTGGAAGACTTGTGAGAACTGTTCTGGTTCTGGCGAGATTGAAGCCGATTAAAAGGATGAATGTAATGGCTGATAAGAAGAAAAGAAACCTTACGTCTACAAAACGCGCTATGTTGCGCTGGACGGGTAAGGAGATTGACCAGTTGCTTGAGTACAAGGCAACGGGTTTTAAGCACAGCGAGATTGGTGAGCTTATGGGTCGATCTACAAAGTCGATCAATGTTAAAATGTCCAAGATACGTCTTGGCGTTGAGAAGGCGAGTAATCCTGTTGAGGATTTGACGCCATTCCAGAAAAATCTGGATGAAACGTTGTTTGGGGGAGTTTCCCCCGATGACAAGCCGAAGCGCAAAGATGCTGGGAAAACTCGCGGCCCATATAAGCCCCGCGTAACGAAACTGTCTATGGTTTCCGAACCGACACCCGTAGATACGTTTTCTGTGCCTAAGAAGGCTGTTTATGTGGCTGTGGTGGTAGCTTTGACTATCGCTGGTTGGTATCTTGGCCGCGTGTCGTAGTCAATATCGTTGGGGGCGGCTGTCTGGTGTAGAACAAAACAGTTGACCGCAGGTAAGCAGGTTGATGTTATACCGCCCCCACAATTTGTTTATCATTTGCAGCGAAAAGGAACAACAAGATGAGCGATAAATTTAACAGTAACCAAGAGAAAATGAAGTTTTTTGCCAGCAAGTTTGCTGCGATTGATGAGCGTTTGCCTAAAAGGGCCAGCCCAGAAATGATAGCGTATATGTTTTTCCACATTGTAGCTGGTTACGGCATGCAAGATTCATGGCCTGACATTATTTCGGTTGTTACTGACGTGTTGGGCGATCTTGATGATGATGAGGAATGCACTTGCGATAAGTGTAAGACAAAAATGATTGAGTCGGCTATGGACGATGCGGATAGTTTCTTGGATAATGTTTTAAATTCCAAACCTAGCGGGTGATTTGTGCAACCAGAAGATTTAGAAAGAATTGCGGCGGGGCTTCTTAACGAAGTACCCGCTAATTTTTCGACTGCTGACTTACGCGATTTAATAGTCGAACTTTTGTTCGGGTTAGGCGTGAGTCCATCAGATTTGCCGATGTTTTGTTTGTTGCTGATTGATAAATATGTGGCGGATAATAAGATAGAAGAGTCCCGAAGATAGTGTTTTGTGCATTTACTTATGACCTCAAGTAGTATATTAGTTGTCGCTCTAGTAAACAGAGAGAGGACTAATACATTGACTATAGGAAGAAAACTCAGGGCAATGATAATGATAGATTATTTAATTCCCCGCGATGATTATCATGCTGCGGCTTCAATTAAGGACGATATTGCCAAGTTGATGCACGAATATTCTAAGAACCATGACAACGTAGTTGTGACAGAGGAGAAGTTGGAGGACGGTTCTGTTGAGCGCAAAAAGGCGATTCAAATTACACTTAAAGATCGTCGCGGCGAGAGACAGCCCGACCTTGAACAAATAAAATATAGAACAGTATAAAGAAAAACCCCGCCTAATTATGGGCGGGGTTTGGTACTTTCAACATGTTGCGTGGGATTATCTATAGCGACTTCCCATTCGCGGCAATGGTTTAGACGGGTTTCTATCGGGCCATTCGTACAGTGCTTCACCGTGCATTGGTCTTGATGTTAGGTGTCCTTCTTTTACGAGGCTTCGTAGTAGTTGTTGCGCTGCATCGTCTTTGATTTGCATTTTTCTGGCTAGGTCTTTGATTGTCCAAGCGTCCCTAGTTTTTACTGCATCGAAGGCCACAGCCATGAGGTCTACCTTGGCCCCGTAGTTACGCCCGACGATAGCTTGCGTTGGTTGTGCTACTAGCTGATGACGTAGGTTTTCCACTCTTGCTAGTTCTTTCCATTGTTCCAGTGCTGTCATATTTTTTTCCCCCATGATCTTAGATCACTAACATATCGTTCTAGTTCTGTACGCGCTATCCATAGATCGTTTTGTGCGTTGGGTAGTGGGCTTTTTTTGAAGGTTTCGTCTTGCAGTCTATCGACTCTGCCGCGCAGGAACTTTAGTTCTGATTCCTGCGCGGGTGTTAGGCCCGTTTCTAGTCCCACATTGCGTCCCCTTCTAGGACGATTGCAGGCCCGACTAGCCTGCGCCCAGCGATCATGCTGGCTTGAATATTAACGGGAAGATCGTGCATTAGACCTTCTTCGTTAATTATGAGTTGCATTTTTTCTGGGTTCATTAGTGGAACCATTTCCACCAGCCCCCCGACAATCGCTTGCGCCTCTTCTAGCGTAGGCCGTTTGTCTTTAAAGAAGTGTAACATTTTTTCTGCCATTTTGTATCCTTTGCTAAATGGGTCTTATTTAAGAATTTTACACAGCAATATCAGGTACTTAAAAATATCCCTGTGCAATTACGGCGTTATTTCCCAAAACGGATTTAAATGCGTATTTCAATCCGTTCCCAAGGATTAGCACATCATGGCATACAGGTCAAAGGTTTTCTCGCGCTGTTCTGGCTTCATATTCGCCACGGCTTAACGGCCCACCTGTAACGCCCAACCACTTAGACACGCCCGACTGTGTTAGCCTGTAGGTATCAACGCGCCCTGCCTCTTGCAGTGCTGTTATGGTGTTTTTAACTGTGCTTTCTCCAATGTGCTTCAGTGCTATCACGCATGGTTCACCTGACGAACTTGTTCGGATTGCTTCATGCGCTCCGTCATTAGCGCCGCCTTTTGTGACTGCATTTCCGTCAGCTTCCATCATGGCTAAGAAGTCGAACATGTGTTGGAGTCTGTTTCTGACCGCGTCTGACAGCGCCAAGTTGCGTATATCTTCTGACCTATCTTCTAACAAACCTGTGTTCGGGTTTCGGATAAAGTGTCTTATGTCCCGATTAGCTGGCCCGTTGGCTTTGACCACAGCGCCATCGAACACGGTGTTACGTGCATAATCCACGTTGAGGTCTTTACATCGCTGTCTGCCTAGCCGTTCTTCTACGTTCCACACGGTAAATGCGCAGCGGACGCCATCAACGATAGCTGACGTACCCCGAATGAGATTACGCGCTTGTTCTGGTGTTGTGACGGGATCGTTGTCTTTGATTTTAGCCATGTGGTGATTGACCATGACTGTAGCGCCTGTTTCAGTTGAGATTTGCGCCAGCATACCCATAAATGCGGCTCCTGCGGCTGGATCAGCGTTTACATCTGCGTGTACGAATGACGCCATTGGGTCGATAACCAGCAGTGCGAGATTTTGCATTTCTAGGATTTGATCGTAGATGCGTCCAAACTCTTCGCCCATGACATAGCTGTTGTCGATCTTTTGCATGATTGGAAACACACCGCCGAGGTTTGGTAACGGCAGGATTTTTAAATTGTTCGGGTATTCGCGGCGCTTACCCATAGGGTCCATGCGTTCAATCCGCCTGTGCATTTCGTCTTTATCATCTTCTGCGGATAGAATGATTGCATCCCCGAATGTGGATACCATGCCCCCGAAAGCTGATTGCATGGGTTCGCCCGATGCGACTTTCATTGCTAGGTCTAGGGTCATCATGCCTTTACCGCTATCGCCAGCGGCGGCGAATATAGTTGGAACGCCTAGCGGTATTGTGCCGTTGATTAGGTACTCTTGTTCGGGTGCGCGACCTACAAAGTAAGTCCCGATGTTTAGGCTATCGTCCAGCAGGTGTATTGGCTTTTTGATTTTGCTTTGGCTACTGCGGATAAACCTGTGAATGTCAAATTGTTCGTCTAGTGCGTCTGCGGCATCCCACTTTTCGGGCTTTCCGAATGGCGCACGTAGCATGAGAGTTGATTTGGCCCCTGCATCTTTGGCGAGGCGTTCTACGAGTGCAGCCAAGACCCGACCCGCTTTATCGTTGTCAGGCCAGAGGATTACGTCTTTACCCTCAAGTGGTGAGAAATCAAACTTATGGGCGACACGTTCCGATAGCATGCCTGCGCCCCCGATAGTACAGGTAGCTGCAAAGCCCATGCTGGTTAGTGCATCAGCGCATTTCTCGCCTTCCGCCCATACAACGGTATTAAATGCCAAAATGTTCGGGATGTTATATAGGGGTCTTGGCTCTGGAAGACCCATGCGCCCGTTCATAAACTGGCGGAATTGTTTTTTAACTTCGCCGTCTTCGCTTTCTTCCACGTATTTACGGACTGTAACAAGCACAACGCCGTCAGCGTCAGTGTATGTATATTCATCATCGTATGGCGTATCTAAATTGTAGACCTTTTTTGCGCCTACTTGTTCGGGTTGTTGCAGCGTAATTGGTTCCGGGCTTGGTATGTTGGCAAGTTCGGGTTTGATTGGGTTTTCTGGCGCTGGCTCTTGTGTCGTTCCGAGGAACGATTGATAGTGCGCGGCGACTTCTCTGCTAGTCCAGCCCCGACCTTCCATGAGGATTTTGGTTATACCCCCGATGCCATCACCTGTGGCCCAATCCTGACCGCGCATAAAGTTAGGGCCATGAATATCTATATTGATTTGCAGCGAACTACCTGCTTCGCCTTGGAACGACCCGATCATAAATGTAGTGCCGTGACGCACACCATTTGGGTATGTATCGAACAAATCTTGAAGCTGTGTTGTGCGTGGCACAAGGTTAGAAATTTTATCTGTAAGCTGGCTAGTTGTGTTGCCAAAGCGTAATATTGTCATTATGTTGTCCTTATCACTCATCCTGATACAAAATGTGGGGTGTTCCGATCAGCCTTGGAATGCCCCACTATTGTAATTATTCCCCCCAGCACGAATCCTGAAACTCACAGAACTTGCAAAGAAAGAAATCTTTGCTTTGTGCGATGCGTGGTAGAATGTCATTTGCTTTCGCAGCCGTCAAGATATTTACTGCCCTATCGCTGGCTTCCTGCGCAAGCCCTTGATCGAAAGGGATTATTTCATAGTATATCTCGCTGGTGTTTTTATTCACTACGGTAAACAAACAAGGTGTTTCTGTTAACTCCATGTAGGCTTGGTACAGTGCCACTTGGGTAGCATACACTGGATTTGCCTTAGCAACGCCGTGCTTTTCAAACGCTCTAAACTTATTGTCATTGGCTGATTTGCATTCCCACAGCATAGGATATGGCGCTTTTACGGGACCATCACAGACTACGCCGTCTATGTGACCGCGTATTTCACCGTCAGCGATTGAGAACCCGAACTGTTCACCCATTTTGTCTTCTGTGCGTAGGTCAAACCCTGCGTCCTGTATCCACTTGGCGGCATAGTCTTCGATATTATGACCGAACTGAAATATCCGCAGTGTTCGTGCAGTAAATTCCTTGCCACTATCAATGGGTTTGTTGAGGTATCGGTATTGTATTTTGCGTGAGCATTCATCACCGATACTGGATGCACCGATATACTTACGCCGTTCCCGTTTCTTTTCTCCTTTAACGATCCCCTGATCCACAGCCTCTTTAATTTGTTCGGCTATTGGGTCTGGTTCCCTAGAATGGGATTGAAGTAGAAGGCCAACTGCCTGTTGACTTATAGTAGGATTCTTCAAGGTTTCCGACATTTACTGTCTCCGTAATTTTTTTGGATTCTTGCAGTGCAAATATCAACACTTGCACTTGTTCTTCTGTCAGGTCGCAGAACCGTGTACCCCAACCGAAGTATCCAAGTATGAATGACAACTCTTCGATTGGGTCTTTTGCTGATTCGTAATTCAATGGACTGTTCCCTCTTCTAACCCGAACAACTCTGCGGCTTTGTCGAATAGCCCCTCATCTGCGTCCGGGTTTTGAAATATAGCATCTGCTACTTTTTCTTTGTCCACGAATATTTTTGCGCAGCCACCGATGCAGAGTTTTTTGGAATGATTCATATGGTCATTTACTGCTTTTCCTGCGGCTTCGGTAACTTGTTCGCCATCGTTCCAATCCGATACAAAGGCGACAATTTTGTATTCTTCACATTCAAACTCGCTGTTGTCGTAAACTATGGCTGTTAGTTCAAGTTCTATCCGTGCCATCATCTCTTTCCTTTCTGATAGCCAACTCGCCACCACAGGCCATGTAACCACATGCGTCTACCCAGTTGTCAGGATTGCTTTTGTTAGATTTAAGCCGTGCTATTTTTAACAGCGTCATCATCACTGCAACGTCAGTAGATGTGAAATCCCATTCGCCGTTGAAGTAAATTTCCCACAACGCTGCTATGGACTCAAAGTTGTCTTCCATATCACCGTGTGTGGCGTCACGATCTTTGGTGACGTACTGCTTTGCCGTATCTAATATTTCTGCCCGTTTCATTCAGCTATCCTTTCCACTGCTGCGTCTATTTGTTCTTTGTTCCAAAGATAATTTAGCCAGCATGCGGCTTTGTATTTCGTCCATGAAAAATCCATTTCGTTGACTTGCACACCACCCCTGCGCAAAGCATTGCGTTGCTTGTCTGTGGCCCTCTCATTGAGCCAGCGTTTAGATTTGTTGGCACCGCTGCTGTCTTCTATTTCACGCATGAAGTCATCTGCGGCTGACATGGCTTGCACCTTACCACCAATGGCTACTGAGCGCACCTTGCGCCCGTTCTGAGCCTTGACTAGCCCAATAGATGTATCGCCCACTGTGCCGACTACGCCAAAGCCATTGAAGCCCATTGCCATGAGGCATGATCCATTGCCGAATATGTCCATCCATAGAAACGGCGATAGTTCCATGAGGTCGTATTCTGTTAGCAAAAATTCTACTAACTCTGTTTTTTCTTCGCCTATAAACTCATAGCCACACGATAAACATATCTTTGAACTTAAAGGGCTATGAAATCCGCATTCTGGACATTCTTTTGTTGGCGCTTCTGCGTTAGGGTCTTTGGGTCTACCATCAAGATTAGCTGCTTCATCTAGCGCACCATGAGTTAGAATGCTTCTGCCGAAGTCTAGCACAATACAGTCTTTCTTGATTTGGTCAGGATAAATCTCTGGGTCCAGAATGCGCAGACCGCGCCCAATCATCTGCACCATTGTTGATTTAAATGAGCAGGGTCTGGTTAGAATCACACAAGATACAGGCGGTGCATCAAAGCCTTCGGTCAAGACCGCTACGTTTACCACAACTTGTACGTCACCGAACTCAAGGTCATGCAGGATTTGTTTGCGTTCTTCTTTAGGCGTTTCTCCGATAACCATTTCAGCGTTTATATCGTTTTCAATAAAAACCTCTAAAAGATCGGTAGCATGCCGTATGGTTGAACAAAATATAACAGTCTTGCGGTCTTCTGCGTACTCTTGCCACTCAGAAACCACACGCTCGTTAATGACGCGCTTGTTCATTATTTGCTCGACCTCATCCATGTCGAAGTCATTACCGCGCCGTGTGACCCCTTCCAGAGCCTCTTTGACGCCAACGTCGATAACATAAGCCTTGGGCGGCACCAGAAATCCTTCACGTATCAACGTGGCTAATTCTATCTGGTGTGAGCAGTTGTTGAATACACTGCGCAGACCTTTACCATCCCCGCGATTGGGCGTGGCTGTAAAGCCTACCACTTCAACATGTTCATTGTCTTCTTTAACAGCATTAATTATTTTTATGTAAGTGTCAGCGGCTGCATGGTGGCTTTCATCTACAACAACCATGTCGAACTTTGGCCTGTGGCGCAGATTGTTTTCGCGTGACAGGGTTTGCACCATTGAGAATATGGTATCACCGTCCCACTTTTTAATCGTGCCATTGACGATACTGGTGGATATGTTCGGGTTTACCTTTAGAAACTTTTCGCGGTTTTGCGCTACAAGTTCGTCGCGGTGCTGCAACACAAGAATGCGTTTACCTTCTTGGTGACGTTTACCAATGAGCGCAGACAACATAATAGTTTTGCCTGCGCCTGT